AGCATTGATACTGTTTCAGCAGCCGTTGTTGTTTTACCGTAAAATTTATATTGGTTTACTACTGCCATTATTCTAAAAAGAAACTTTTAGCTTCTATCTCTTGTTTAACTTCATCTTGAAATGAAGAGTTTAATTTTGTTATTACACCATCTAAATCTCTAACTAATGACTGTAAATTTTGTCGACTATATTCTTCTTCTGCTCTAGTTAATGATTGTACAATTTTAGCCATTATAAAATACTTGCTAGTCCTCCGTTTTTGTAAGAAATTGAAAACTTACCTCCAATGTTTTGACCATCAGTTGAAATACTAAAAGGACCTCTGTTATAACTTAAATCTTGTAGTTGCATATCTGGACTTATATTTGCATTAAAATTACCTGCTTTTAAATTAGTTCCTGTAATACCTTGATCTGTAAAATCTACATCATAATTAATTGGACCAAGTTCTCCTGTTAGATTACCTTCTGCTGTAAGGTCATCATTATCTAAAATATTGTTAAAACCAATTTTACTATATATTGAAGCGTAATTTCTAGGGTCTGTGTAATCAAATGTAATGCTAGGATCTTTAGTTATAAGATCTGTTGTTAATATATTTTTGTCGCCCGAATTAAATGAGAGTTGATTATTATTACCATAACTTTGGTCTCTGCCAGACTGATTAGCTGATGAATCATAAGATCCTACAGAGTCTGATCCATATTGTGATTCAGCATCTGTTCTACCACCTACTTTATAATTTACTCTACCACCTGTAGCAAATGAACCCATTTCTGAAGCTGTACCAGATCCACCCATAAAATCTTTGTCTTGTGAAAAATCAGATTGATATCCACCAGTACCAGCAGCTTCGTTTTCTCTTGCTCGTTGAGTTGTAGCCGCTCGTTGTGCATTTTCTAAAGCTTCAGCTTCTGCTTTTTGTCGTTCTCTATAAGCTGTACCAAACATTGCAGTAGGCCCTAACAAAGAACTAAGACCAATTTTAGCAAGTGCAGTTTTGTTAATTGTTGGATTATTCATATTATCTATTGCTTCTTGTTCTTCTTCTGACATTGCTAAAGAACCGTCACCTTCTAAACCTAATCCAAAATCATCTGAAGTTGTGCTTTGATCTGCGCTTTCAGTGACATTAAAGCCACCGCCACCACCACCACCTTGATTAATTGGTGGATAAATATATGGCATTGGTGCTTGAGACATTATTCCAGATTTAGATAAATCATTAAAATCTAATCTATTAACTTGATTATTATTTCCTAGACCTAATCTATATCGTTCTTGAGGTATGTATTGTAAACCTCCTGCGTACAGATCCTGGTCTGCTTGATTATAAAAACTTGGTCCTGCCATTATCTTCGTCCTCCGGGATGTATATCTAATCTAAATGTACCTAACTTCCAATCCTGACTTGCTGCAGTATTAGATACTTTTAATGCAATAGATCTTGCCCGTAATCTTGTGTCTTTTTTTGTAGTAGATGATGTTATATCAAAATTTGAAGTGGTTGAAGAACTATTTGGATAGGTTCTAGTTACAAAACTTACCCTAGTAGATCCTGTTTGTGCAATAAAATCTGGTATAAATCTACTAATTCTCATTATAAATTCTCCATCTCCTCTAAGATCTGGCATACCGACAGTTGTTCCGGTGTTACTTCTTCTTTGTGTAATGTCAAAGTCACCAGAAGTAATTGAAGCAAGAATAGCAGTTACTGCTCCACCTGCATCTATTTGATCGGTCCCTGTTTCCTGTTCATAGTATATTGTACATCCATCCGTATTACCAATAACGTCATAAGAAGAATTACTATTTGGATTATAATAAGTTGCATGGGGTTTCTCAAAAACTGATGAATCTTGCCAGGCCGCACGAGCTAGACTTCCTGTTGTCCATATAGGTCGTTTAGAATTAGAGTCTAGATAATTATATGTTACCATTCTATCAATAACATTTGATCCTGCTGTACAATAAAACCATGTTACTTCACCAAATAAATTATTTAAACCTACATTAATTAAATCTCTTGATGTAGTATTTAAGTCATCATAAACATAGTCTTCTACCAAACAAGGTAAAGATTTTAACTGACCATCATACATAAAGAAGCCATTCTCAGACATCCAATAAGCTGTACCGTCAACTTCAATACATGCATTTTTACCTATCAAACCACAGTTAGTTCCAACTTGTTCAAATGAAAAAGTAAAAGGTTGACCAACAAATTTCATAAGAAACAATGCAGTGTCTGTCCAAACGTAGATTGCATCTCTACCTTTAATAGCTCCCATAATTCTAGAACCATCAGCAAGTCTCTGTGTACCTGCGGTATTGTTTGCTTTAACTACATAAGAATCTGTTTGATCAATACTTTCTTGAGACGAAAATCTTATAAACATATCGTCTAATGTACTGCTTGATCCTACGGTTGTTTCTGTTCCAAAAAATACCAAGTGTCTGTCTGGTGTAGATACCAATACATGACGTGATGCTGTAGGTGCATTAGGTAATAAAGTTGCTCTAGTTGCTGTTGCGGTTGAAGGGGCAGCATCCCATTCAAAACATGCGCCGTTATATATAAGAGCAATTAATTTTGTTCCATAATTATCTAATACCCATAAACCTGGATCAATTGTAAAGTCTGCAGAAGAAGCTTCTCCCCATGCAACAAAATCTGATATGTTGGTCACTGTCTCTCCAGAACTATGGGCTGCTCTTGTAGTTCCGTTAACTGCTCGAGCTCCTCCACTCAAGGTCCCTGTTCCCGTGTCATTGTTTGTAAAACTAATGTCTTCCGATCCAATTCTAATTTCTCCTGAAGCAGGAAACGCTGTAGTATCTGCTAACACTACAGTAGTAGTAGCATCATCTGGAAGAGTTGTTGATAGTGTAGAGGTTGCTGGTCCGTTAGCTGTACCGCCATACAAAGCTGTACCCCAACCAAAACCGCCTAACTGTTGAGAAGGCCCTACATTATAGTAACATAAAACAGAAGTACTGTTGCCATCACTTGTAGTTAAGGGAGTTCCTGATTCTGTGCTTGCTGCGGTAATTGTAAAAGTTGTAGCGGACGGGACTGAGGTAACCATATATTTTACATCTTCAAAAGTAGCGTTGGTATATGTGGATGATCCAGTTACACCAGTTACACTGTCAAATAAAACAATATCATCTTCTAATAAACCATGAGCCCCGGTACATACTACTGTGACTGTTGTTGATGATGAGCTACTTGTAAATTTAGCGCCTGTTAAAGTTTCTCTAATTGGGTGAATATCGTAATAGGTTCCACCAGAATATACGTATAAAATTCTATTAGTTCCAATAGCAGCGTATTTAATTCCAGCGTTATTGTCCCAATGATGCAAGGCTCTCGCCGCACCAGTTAATTTATCATTACCTAATTGAGACCAACCACCTATTTTTTCTGGAGTTCCGTATCTAAAACGTACATTATCCCCATCAAACCATTGCCCTTCAGCTCCAGTCTCGGTGACTTGTTTATTAAATCCAGGGGCAAATCCTAATTTTTGTAGCATAGTTTTACCATAATACAAGGTTTTTAATTTTTTGGTAGTCCTTATTTAAAAGGAGACAGGGGGTATGTGGTGGTGCCCTGTCTCCATCTAAATATTATATCATCGTTTAAACCAGGAAGGAAGACCTAAATGCGGACGTTTGTCAAACATATTATCCTTCGCTCCTGGTGTTTTACGATTATTATAATGCAGAAAAACTTGTATACATTCTTTGCCTTTGAATTTTTCTCTCCAATGTTCTAGTTCACAACCAGAATAAACTAACATATCTCCTTGTTTAAGATTTACCTTAATACCTTTCATACCTTCTTTACCGGAAGGCTCAAGATATATTGGCCAATCATTACCGGCAAGATTCATAGTAGTAGATATCTCACAACTAAATCTATCTTTGTGTCTTTTTAATTCATCACCTGTTTTATAAATTCTTGCATAAGTATAAGCTGGGTATAATTTAAGTTTAGTAGCTTTCTCCATTTTAGGCTGACATTTTAACATTAAAGTCTCCATAGCAATGTTTGCGTATTGAACATATGTATTAGGTATCTGTTCATCCATGCCTTCGTAATGACCTATAATATTCTCAAAAGGTGATATATATCTGTGTGCCCTACAAGTATCATAAACTTGTTTCTGCATCAAAAAACAGTTTGCAATAAACGAAGCTAATTCTTTTGATATTGCTTGACGTATAATTGTATATTTATTTTTTTTAAAACTCATAGATTTAAATCCACATCTTCAAAATTAGAATTAAAAGATATAATAACTTTTTTATTTTTTGTTTTGTTTAAAGGAGAGGTGTGTATTGAATTAGCAGGCAGTGTCAATAGTTGTCCTTCTGCTACTTTAAAGTCATCAATTATTTTTTTCGTTACCACATCATAGACTTGTGTCTTTACTGATTTATCCGGCAAACTTATATAATAAATGTTAGTGTAATTTGCTTTTGCATGTGTGTGCCAAGTATGTGTATCGTTTTTACCATACACTTGAAACCAGCCATTAGAAATATTCCAATCTCTACACTTTAACTTTTTAGCCATTGTATCCATGTATGGTGTAATTATATCATAAAAATAATCTAAATACTTTCTTTTATATTCTCTTGGTAAATTCCAATCAGTTTTAGATATAGTGTTTAAACTAGAGTCAGGCATTAAATCTATTAAGTCTAAAAACTTTTGTTTTATTTTTTTATGTTCTTTTATATCTGTAACAATGTAATACGATTTTATTTTAAAAAATTTCATATTAATTCAAACCAGCCCGTTGTTATTATTTTTTCTTTATCTGTTATCTGACCTTTGTGGGTATGGGTAAAATCTGTAGGCCAAATTAAAGTTAAACCTTTTATAGAAGGAGTAGTAATTTTTTGGTATTTAAAAACAGTGCCTCCTTCATCTATGTCATTTAAATAAGTCATAAAAACTAAAACTCTTCCAGCATGTTCAAGACACCTTCTTTCAAAATGCCATTTTTTAAATCCACCTTTTTTATTGTATTTTTGAATATTAAACTCTTTAACATTAAATTTAGAACAGTCGTTTATTTCAGGATATCTTTTTATATATAATTCTAAAATTTTTTGTAACTCAATTCTATAAAGTAATATTTCTTTATCAAGGTTGTTTGAATTAATTAATAGATCTAATGAGTCCTTGACATTTTTTCTTACTTTACCGCTACCTGATCTACCTGGTGTAGCGTGTTTATTAAATTCATTATAATAAGAAACTAATCCATTACAAATTTTTGCAGGAATAAACCAACCTCCGATAAAACTATTTAATGGTAATTTATATTCTTTCATTAGTAATAATTAATGTTTAAAACAATTCGTTCATCTTTGTCTGTACAAGTAGTGCCTGTGTGTTTAATCTTTGCAGGAAACTTTACAAGTCTATTTGCTTTACTTTTTACAATTTTTTTCTTTATATTAAATTTTGTATATCCGTTGTTTGTATTTATATAAAATATAGCTGTCTTCCAATCCGGGTTATCATCTTTAGGTATATGTTTTGCACCATCTGTATGAAATCCATGTTCTATAATTTTATCTGTTTTCCATAAATAATTTGCTTTTACTTTTATTAAAGCTTTTACTCCTAATAAATTATAAATAGGTTTTAATATTTCATTGTAGATAGAATTAGGTTTATGGTCATAATAAAAAAAATGCACAAATTGTTTGTGTTCTTTATAATCTAACACAGGAGTAGGAAACCAGGGGAAGTTCTCGTTGTTATAAAACATGTCGTGAACTCTTTTAAAACTATCTTTGTCTAATAAATTATCTATTACTTTAAACATCTTTTGCCATTTCTTTTGGCACAGCTTGTATATTCCAATGTATAAATCTAAAAGGTTCTTTACCAAAATCTACTGAAAACTCGTGTTCTAAAAAACCTGGAAAGATTAATAATGAACCAGGCTTTGGTTTAAAATGTAATAATTCCATTCCAGGAAATAAAATATTATCAGATTTCATTTTTAATTTTGTAGCCCTAGCACCTGTTCTTGGTTCATGAAATATAGGGAATGAAGTTTTATCACTACATTTTAAAAAGTAAAAACCAGACACATGCTGGTTCCAATGTATATGTGCATTGTGGTGTCCACCACCATTTTTAGAAAATTCCTGCACCCACATCTCACTAAACATAGTTGTGTACTGTGACATATCAAAACCTTGTTGATCTAAAAAGTCCCACGATTTTTGACCAACGTAATTTCTAAGATCTATAAAATTATTATCTAAGGTAAGAGGTGTCGAATGATAAGAGAGTCCAAAGTCACCAAACTTTTTTATATGTGCTTTAGCTTGTGGAGTATTTCTAGCAGCTTTAATATATTTGTTAGATGCTTGTGTTAAAGATTTTACAAATTCAGGTTTTTCTTCTGACCAAATAGTTGTGCTAAAATGATTACTTATATTCATATTATTTAAATGGTTGTCCTAAATGCCAAGCAACAAGACT